CCAACCGGCGCACTTAAATCGTCAGACCTAAATGCTCGCCATCTAATCATGATGGGTTCGCGGTTAGCGTTAGCCTGTAACTCAAGCTGCTCAACAATATCAACCGAAGCACCTTTAATTGTGCAAGTTAAGTCTTGACGACCTTTAACGCCGCCCTCTGGACGCGAAAAATCAAAGCCAGCGTTTAAAAACGAGACCGTTTCGCCTGCGTTATAAGGTGCTGTTGCTTCAAGCGTTGCGGTTATACTGTCTTTACCAGCGACCAACCTATGTACTGTTGGATTAAACGCTGAATGGCTTAACTCAATCGTCAGGTACTCTTTCACCCCCTTCACATTCGAGGCGAACACATCATCTAATACAGGCATAATTAAACCGTTTCCACCTGCATAGATAACGACCATATATTGCTTGATATTGGCGTTTCTTGGCCTAATGCCAGTACTTGCACGGTTTTAGTTTGCAAGCGACCTTTATCAACTACTTCAATGTTGATATTTTCCTCACCGCCGTTTAAATCAACATCCCAAAAGTCGTGAAATGCTTCTAGCTCAGTCAATGTCATTCTGAACGCGAGATTAACGATTGATGGTGTGTTTTTATATTTAAGACGCACACGGCTTGCGCCCTGCTCCATCTTTGTAACTTCTCGCCCATCGCCACGTTGTACGCCGTAACCTTCCACAATAGGCGTTGGAAGGTTTGAAGGCCAATTAACTGCCATTATCGACGTGTACTCCGCACTAAGTTGTAGGCTGTCTCAAACGAATTGGCAACCTCGTTACCACCTCGAATAGCGTCATTAGCCACTGCTTGGCGTGATTGTTGGACGGCTTCTAGAATAATTTCACGTCTATCAGAGTAAGAGTTATCACTCACAACTGAGGTCTGGATGCCGTTAATACTGATACTGATAGGTAATGTACCTTGCTGTGTGTTTAGGTTTTTAAAGTCAACGACTGCTGGAATATTTCGACCATCCGGCAAAGGAACGTAAGCCTCTGGTGTTCTACCTTCGCCGTAAATCGCCATTTGCGGGGTATTTGCAATGCCGCCATTAGCGTATGTATTTAACGGTAACGGCCCTGCACTTGTCATCACACCACCGTCAGCAAAGAATGATCCGATAAAACCCGCTAAGCCACCGCCTCCTTTCTCACCAAAAATACTTTTTGCTGCCTCGTTCGCCGCCATCCGCTGCATGGTCTTGAGAAAGCCTTTAAGCATTCCATCTAGCCCATCCTCAAATGGATCAAACAGAAAATCAGCAAAAGCGTCTTGCATATTCTCTGCTGCACGCTCAGCAAACTTAGACATATCGTTATGACTATCTTCTAGCGAGTCATCTAGCTTTTCTTGCGCCGCCTCAACACCTCTAGTGTATTCTTCGTAGGATATTAAACCTTCATCCGTGCCTTGCTTACGTGTATCGCGTAACTCGTTTAAAAGCTCAATTTCATCTTGATAGATTTCTTGCGGTGTTCTTAATGTGTCGTTTAGACGCTCTGCAATTACTGCTAATTCTTCGTAGCGCTCACCGATTAAATCAATGGTTTCAATTTCATCAGCGCCGGGCATTCGTAGTACGGGGCCAAGGTCTTCATCGGCGGTCACTGTTTCCGCGCTTTTACCGCCTGTAGATGGAGGATTTAGCGCTGGTGTATCGGTGTTGACCCATATCAACTGCTGAAGTCGCTCTGCTTCTGCCCTAGCCTCCGCCAAATCCTCTTTAATTCTTAGTTTTGCAATCGGGTTATTGGTGTTTTCTAAACGTCTTTCTAAATTGTTGATTAATTCATTTACACTGCTTGATTGCTCTTGCAGGGTATCAGTAAAAAAGTTACCAATAGCCGCCGCACGTTCAGCAATAAATCCACCAAGGCGAATAGTACCGCCAACGAACGCTGCAAAACCCTGTTGAAAAGTAGGATCGCTTACAAGTGATGTGACATCCCTAATTGCATCAGCTAAGCCCTGCATATTGCCGCTAGTCTGCAAGTCAAATACCGCTGTTTTGAATCGGTTAATCTCTGCTTGTAAGCCGTTTGCTCTTGACTCTGCCTGCTCACTAAATGTGTTACTTAATTCAGCCGCCATTTTTGGCAGTAAATCAGAAGCTAACACTTCACCATCACGCAACATTTTGTCGAGTTCTTGAGTGGTAACACCCATTGATCGCGCTGCAATCTGAAACGCACCCGGCAACACCTCACCTAACTGGCCTCGCAGTTCTTCGGCTGATACATTGCCTTTTGAGATCATTTGTTCAAAAGCGGTTAAAGCGCGCTCTGTTTCTTGCGCTCCACGACCTAATGCTGTCATAGCCTCTGTAGTCGCGATGAATATATCTCGCGTTGCTTGACCTTCTAGGTTTGTACCTCTTGCCGCTGCCGCTAAGCTTGCGTATGCGGTAGCTGACGTTTGAAGCTCAAGCCCTAGCCGCTCAGCTTCGTTTCTTAGAAAATCAAACTCAACTGCTGCTGCCTCCGCACTGCCTGCAGCAACTGTTAATGAGCTATTAATAGAATCTAACGCTAAGCTGGCTGTTGCGCTCTGCTCGACAATATTTGCAATGCCGATAACCGCAATTGCTCCGGCTGCCGCAACTGCTGCCGCTTTTAATGTTGTAAAACCTTTAGATAATTTACCTGTCGATTTTTCGGCTTTAGCGCCTTTATCTTCAAGCTTATCTAGCGCTTTAGTGGCCTTAACAACACCTGTTGAGTCAACTTCTAGCCCTAATCGTGCTATGTCCACGCCTACCCTCTTAATGCTGCTCTAA